GAGGTAAGAGGGACCTTGTGCTGGCCCTCAATCTCCTTCGCCCTTTCCCCCCGGCAAGCTTCTTTGTACGGGCAATATTTCATATCCCGAGCCGAGCAAGGGGCCTTCGGGAGTTTGCCAGCATCAACCGCTTCCTTAACATCGATGATCAAGTTCTGAAGTTCTCGATACAGGGCCGGGTCAGCTTTGAAGAGAACGTCTTTGACTTTCAGATTCTTCTTGTTCTTGATCCGGAAGCGGATGTTTTTCCTCTTGAAGTGTCCGGCATAGAAGTTGGCCTGCCGGTGGTACTTCTGGAGTAGTGAACTTCCTTCTTTTAAATCGTCCTCGGTGTTGATAATGTTCCAGAGCGAGGGGGCCAATCCCTTAAACTCCACGATCTCTTCCGGGCGGAGTCCGTCGGGGCTAGCCACCACCTCGATCTCGGTGTCACCTCGTTTAAGTGTGAAAATTGCGGGGGGTGGGACAACGAAGTCAGTGAATTCAGCAGTGGCTTCTTCCTTCATAACCTCGTCATGTTCCCGTCCTTCCTCGAAACGCGTTTCAGTGCCCTCAGAATACTGTGGCTCAATTCCCATAAGGTGAAAGGCCATAGCCTTGGGGCACCCCAATTTGGATCCACTTAATCTCCCGACATGTATTTCGAGCCCCATTAGAATGGTACCTCCACTCCGAGTTCCTCGATGACCAGTTCCCTGAATTCATCAATAGTGTTCCAGTCATCGTCATCAATCGGAAGATTCTCTTTCTCGACGAGATCGAGCAGAGCTCGTTGGGTCATCTCTTTAATCTCGGCAATGGTGTATTCAGACTCACCCTCCGACTTCTTTGCTGAACTCTCCGACAGACCAAGTTTCTTGATAACCAGCTCCCGGAGTTCTTTGATTCCCTCCCAATCTTCCCCTTTGATGTCGAGGTTATACTCCTTCACCAGACCCCTGAGGTCTCGCTTGCTCATGTCGTTGACCTCTGATGCGGTAACACGAACCTTCTGTTTCTCAGCCTTGGGCTTATCAGGCTCTTTCTCTTTTTCTTTCGAGACCTTCCGGGTTTCAAAGTCAGAGAGGTAGTTGTCAATGTCGAAGGCATTCCCGTAATTCTCCTTCAACTGCTCGATGAGTCCATCCTCATCCTTAACCTCGATCATCTTGATCAGGTCCTCCAATTCGTCGGCCCAGCCAGGGAATGGAATTGGAGATGACTTGGGTCGAAGGCGATAGTCGTATTTGGCCCCGCGCCCAGATCCAGAGATTTCCATGATGATGTCATACCCGGCCTCGGGGTCGGTGATGTCATCAACATCATCATCTTCGAGGAGAGATGTGAAATACTTCCCAAATGACAATGGTCCTCCCCAGAACAGCCGGCCTTTCTCAGGATGCTTGCAGTCGACGAGCTGAACCACGAAGCGGGGGCTGCCGGCCCCCAAGTCTTCGGCTGCTTCCTTCTCATCCTTGTCACCCTTCGACATCTTTGCAATAACGTGGCAAACAGGGCAGGGTGACTTGAGAAGCCAGGGTTGGTTTTGTTCCAGGCAGGGGTATGCTCGGTTACGTCCATCGACCTCGAACCCATAATGCAAGGTGCGTTTAACGATACAGACCCCTCGGTCGTCCCAGGCTGGAAGGACACGGAATTGATTTTTCTCCCCCTTCTGTGGGGTCCACCAACTCCCGCTCCCCATATTCTGCCTGGTCTTCTGTACATACTCGCGATTGGGCTTGTGATGCTGTACCATAATGACCTCCTATGTGTGATTTAAGTATATTATACCTCGAATTTTCTCAATTGTCCAGAAAAAAGTTAAAAAATGTTTAATCATCTTCTTTCTTGCTCCAAGTGCGTCTCTGGGACAAATCCATATGTATCGGTACTCGAAGTGAAACATTGAATAAGTCTTTCAACAATTTTGGCTTGGGTGCGATTTGTTCAATGAGCGTCTTTACCTCCTCTCTTTCATCTGGATGTGTGTCTACCAATAGAGCATCATGTACGTTCCCGATAAGTAAACTCTTGAGATTCCTCCTTTCTAGTTCAACATCGAACTCCCACATTACCATCACGTTAATGTCAGAGGCCAACCCTTGGATGGGGGCGTTCACCCCTTGCCTCAACTGTTCCCTTCCCATCGAGGAATTGAAGTCGGCCCCGGGTACCCGTCGTCTTCTTCCTATTAGTGAGACACTATACTTCTTCTCCGCAATATCTCGCTGTATCATGTTGAGCCAGCGCTTTACTCCAGGATAAACTTTAAACCAACTGTTAATGATGTCAGTGCCTTCTTTGAGTGCCACCTCCAGCTTATCAGCCAGGGCCCATCCCGATATGAGATAGATGATCCCGAAGTTAACCATCTTGGTGGCTTTTCTCTTCGCGTCAAAGTCGGGATATCTTTCATAAAACTTGGGGGCTACCGTTAATAAACGGTTGGTTACTCCAGTATGTATGTCGACCCCCGAATCAAAGTCCTTCAGCATATTCTCGTCTTGTGAATACTCTGCCATTAGGCGTAATTCGATTTGTGAATAGTCAGCTTGAGTGATACACCCCTCGTTGAATCTCGAAACAAACATCTCCTTTATCTGGATGGCATCTTCTCCAAATATCTTATCTAGTTCATTGGTATCCCGGGGGATCTGATGTATCAAGCTGGCTGATAGCCTACCCGTGACGGTGCCCACATCTCTGTTCTTTTTGGGATCCTCGAACTTGGCCATGTTGTAGCTGGGGTGGATGTATCCGGCCGCCGTCAGGTTATTAAAGATCCCGGTGATGAAGTGGGAATCAAAGTGAACGACCTTCTTAAAGTTTATCAGGTCCCGCAGCTGAGCTTGATGATTACGTCCTTTCACCGTACCCATTAGCCTTTCGAGCGAAGTTTTGGCAGTACTTCCTTGCCCCCCTACGTCAGTTGTATCGAGGATTCTTAACCCTAGCTTCTTATAGAGGTAGTCCGAGACCTGTTGGGGTGAAGTCAAAAGGATTCCTGGAAACTTCGCTGCGAGTTCATCCCTCTTCTGAGAAAAGATCCGCATATTCTTTTGGAGTAACGCAACATCTAACTTCATCCCATTAATTTCGACGTTAGCCAACATCTTAGAGGACATTGCTTGGAATTGGGCAAGAGGAAGAAGTCCTTCCTCTCTTAGTCTAGGTTTCCACATTCTTAGCAATCGGGTGGTGGCGTCTATGTCCTCGGCATTATATCTGCCCAAGTTCTGAAGAATCTGTCCTCGCATATTTTTCTTGTGATGTTGCATGTCCTCTTCTAATTTCATCCACGGAAAGAATCGGCGTTTGAATGTCAGCAAAGATTTACTGGGATAGTTCTCATCCAGCGCGTGGGCCTCCAACAAGGTATCACGAAGGGGGCCCTTAAATGAAATACGATAGGCTTTTGCACATTTGATCTCATATTTTATGTTCTGTCCCCCTATAGTAACATCGGCTTCCTCAGCGATATACCGGAGGATATACTGCCATTGGCCCTTCAGACTACTTTCGGGGTGGTCACAAGCAATTGAGTAGGCTTCACCTGGGACGTTACCAATTCCCATAGTTAATATCTCGAAGTCGGGGGCCAAGGTGTCCAGACTGGTGGTTTCAAAGTCGAGAGTTAATGTTGACTTCTGCACTAACCGCTTCACCACTTCCCAGGCTTCATCTAGATTGTTGATAACGTGGTAGTCCTGCCTATGTTCTTCAACTTCTTTATCCCCCAAGGCACGCTCCAAATCTTCCAGGAACAATGTGTTGTTATACGGGTCGTAAAGACTGGCCGCTGGGTGATACCCTGGATACACCGGGATGTTTGGGAACTCGGGAAAATGAATGATCGTTCCTCGATATGACTTCACGCTGGCCCGGGCATCATTCAGTACCGTGCGGATGGCGGAGGCCCCGAAGGCCAAGATCTTCTTTGGCTGCACAGCTTCTATTTCCGAGAGAAGATAATGTCTACATGCTCGGATGTGGTGAATAGTGGGCGTGTCATTCTCGGGCGGCCGGCATTTTACCGAGTTGCTTAGATAGATTTGTGAGCGCTCCACCCCAAACTTTCTGAGTCCCGGATTAAGAATCTCCCGGCCGGCCTTTCCCTGAAATGGCTTGCGAACATCATCCTCTCGTTCCCCGGGGGCCTCACCAATGCCCATGAGCTTGCAGGGGACGGGGCCATCACCCAGAAGACAAACTGTCTTGGCCGTCTTGTGGAGCTCGCATTCCGGGCAGTTGGGATTTCTAAGCGTTTGCCAAAGATCGGCAGTCATAACAAAACTCCCCTGGGTGTAGAATGTCAAAGAGTATCTTACTTGATTCGAACAGCTCTCGCGTGTCCTCCGACTCATGATAATCGTAAACCGCCACTACTCTGAAGATACCAGTCCCCACAATAGCTTTGGCACAGGTATAACAGGGGATCATTGTACAATACATAATGGAATTCTCGATGGGGGCCCCGAACTTGGCCGCCTGAAGAATGGCATTCATTTCAGCATGTGTTGTTCTAATGCAATGATTATCTCGCATAAGATGCCCAGCCTCGTCACAGTGGGGTTGCCCGGGTGGGGAGCCAACATATCCAGTGGCCACGATTCGGTTTCGAAAGACGATGAGGGCCCCACTTTTCCCCCGATCACAGGTGGACCGGAGGCGGATGGCCTCCAACACTTTCAGGTAATATTCATCTCGTGATAATCTCATTTTGTTCTTCTCCTGAAGTTTTCATAAATTCTCTTCGTGGGCCCGAACTTAGGTTGAATTATCCCCTCTGATGCTCGATCCAAATGCCTCTTGCACCATCGATGCATCATCGAATCTTTGTCAGCCGCTAAAGGAACACCCAGCAGATATGCCAAAGGATAGTAAATGGGAACAACATACATGAGAGACAAATAAAATCGCACATACTTAATCTCCTGCAATAGTTCTTTCGGAATGTACTCGGTAAAAACATCTCTGAGCATGATCAGATCGGCGCCAAACTTCTTGGTGGCCTCCGTCGCCCGATAGAAAACATTGATCGACACCCCAGTCTTGTCCTTGATCACGGCGGCTGACATCAGGCAATAACTTTTGAAGCTGGCATTCTTCCGCCCTGTGATGAAACTGAATGACGCACTGACGTATGCCTTCTCCGCTTCGAGTTGAGCCAAGAGAGTGTTCCTCCCCAGACTCAATAACTCGTCATCTACATAGTTCTTCCGGAGCGTGGTCATCTTGTTTGTGGTGTACCCAAGATCGGTTAATGTCAAAGGTTCCTCAAAGAAGTTGTTGAACGTTAGAGTATAATCTCGGTAATACTTTCGGGCCGACATCCAGTATGTGCATTCATCGTCAGCATAAAGTTTCTTGAGGAAGTTGATGAACTCTGTACGTTGACCTTTCACCATCTGAGAATCTCCCTTATCATTATCGCGAAGAGTAACCCAGCGGCCATCCCGATTGCTGTGCTTGCGAGAACTTTAAGAATCCCCCATACCGTCTGCATCTAAAAAACCCCAGCCTTTTCCCAATCTTTGCGGAAACAGTGGAGGCTCCCTATAAAGTGGGTAAGAGTACCAGAGGAAAGTTCAAGCTCACTGGCCACGTAATCCTGAAGGTTGAGAGCCAATAGGACATCAAACTTAAAGTGGTTGAAATAGTCACAGGACCTCATACTATAAATTAGGTGAAGTCTTTCATCTCGGATGATAAATTGATATGACAGGGAACAGGGAACCCTGAATCGTCCGCCCCACCCTCGTTGGTCCTGCTCCTGATAAATCAACAGCACTGTTTGACGAGAGTTCGGGTTTCTTTTTAGTTCTTCGATCATCAAGGGGAGTTGAGTCCTGAGCCTTTCGTTGTATGTGTAATCAAACCTTCCCTTAACAAGCATCGGTCTCCATATCTCTCCTCGATAGTTCCAGGCCCGGCCCGGGTTCTTCCAGCACTCGTCTGTCCTATCAATAGATTCAGCTTGAACCCAGGATGCTTCAGCCTCCGTCAGATCCATGAATCCCAAGATTTCATCCCCTGATAATCGGTACGCGTAACCAGTAATCTCTTTCATGTCGAAGTCCGTGTCTCCTTTAACTTCCCATCCTTGCACCGAATCTGAGGGAACTAGGACCCCTAGCTCAACAAGATCTCGACCAACTTCACTGATAACTTCTTTCAACGATTTAAAGATACGCATTCGATTTCCTCCTTTAGAATAATATTCCCGTCTCGGAATCAATCATAAACTTTACTTCATACTCTTTTAGGGGGGGACGTCTAACCTTCGGGATATAGAATCGCCCCAGTCCTTCCTCTTTCTCCTCGGGGGTCTGGCAAAAGGTTATGATACCGTCAGCTACCCAAGCTTTTTGTATATCTTCGGCTACATCTGCCATGGTCACTCTCTGCTTGTCCAGCGAAGATCTGTTGGCTTGGGAGCCACACCAAAATAAAATCTCTTTCTTCACTGCAATGTTCCTAAGCTTCTGGAAGATAGAAGAAATCTCATGCCGACGTTCCTGATAGTGTTTGTCGGGCCTCATGATATCCGGGTAGTCCACGGCGACGAGATCAACATCTATAGTTGATAACAGGGCCTCAATCTGAGCCGGGGTACAACTAGAGTCGGACCAATCTTGAATGTAGATCCCGCCCCCCGCCTTGATAACATTCTGTCGAACTCTCTTACTCAGTAACCCTCTAGATCGATCGGTTTCATCTTCGATTCTCTGCCAAGGGATTCCAGAGACGATCGAATCAATCCTCTTGGTTACGCGGGAAATGCCTTGATCCCCGGTGGTGATGTACAGGGCCTTGAACCCCCCCTTCGCCGCATTTACCACGATGTTCAGGAGGGTTTGAGTCTTTCCTCTCCCCGGTGGCCCGACCACGATCCATTCTTCCCCAGTGGTGGGGGGTATTCTCAAGGCCTCATCGAGTACTTTGATTCCCGTGGGGATAACT